CGGCCGGCCGGCCTGACTGGCCGGTGTGGCCCGAGGCGGTGGCCGCTAAGCCGGTGTGGCATCCCACCGAATCCCCGCCGATGATGCAACGCCCCGAAACCTGGCGGTGGACCGCCTGCACCGGCGAACGCGTCGCCGGCACCGCCGACCTGCTCCGGTGCATAGCGGAGGCGGGCGACGCTACCTGCCCCGTGCATACCGACCCACCCGTGGTGGTGGAGGTGGTGGTGGACGATGCCCCAGGGTGAGCTCTTCCCCGACCAGCCGGCGGTGGAGCGATTGCGCCGGGCCGCCGATAACACGCTGCGGGCCATGCGCCGATCGGGGCGGCTCGAGGATTGCGACACCCTGCTGGTGGCGTTGGTGCGCACCACCGCCGACGTGGCCGACCAGCGCCGCAATGACCCGGAGGCCGCATGGCACCTCAACGCCGCCCTCAAGTTGCTGGCCGATCTTGACGGCCGCCTCCGCTCCATTGGCGGCCCCGAGCATGACGCTTTTGCCGAACTGCTGGCAGCGGCTAGCGGTCCCGCCCCGCCTGGCCACCCCGCCTAGCGGGGGCCCCAGCCTGGGCCCGGCGGTGGACGCGGTGGGCCGGGCCCTTTTCGGCCGGCCGATGCAACCCTGGCAATCGGCGGTCAACCTGGTGGCCGGGGAGTACGACCCGGCCACCGGCGAAATGGCCCACGGGGTGGTGGTCCTAAGCGTGCCCCGCCGGGCCGGTAAGACGGCCCTGGTGTTGGCCCAGCTATGCCGGCGGGTGCTCGGCCAGGCCCGCTCACAGTCGTGGTACACCGCCCAGAAAGGCGGCGACGCCGGCCGCACCTTTCGCCGGGAATGGTTGCCGACGCTGCGATCGTCCGGGCTGGCCTCGAGGCTCAAGGTGTCGCTGCGGGCCGGCTCCGAATCCTTCGAGCTCGCCGCCCGGGGTAGTTCGGTGACGTGTTTCGCCCCGGTGGAGGATGCCCTGCACGGCACCAACGTGGACCTGGCCGTCCTGGACGAAGCGTGGGCCCACTCCGCCGAGACGGGCGCCGGCCTGGAACTCGCCGTCTTCCCCGCCCAACTCACCCGCCCCGGGTCACAAACGTGGATTGTGTCGGCCGGCGGCACCCTCGAATCGGTGTGGTGGGATTCGTGGTTGGCCCGGGGCGAGCAGGCCCTGGCCGCCGGTGACCCGGGGATAGCCATATTCGATTGGGGGGCAGACACCGAGGCGGCCGGCTACGACCCCCGCAACCCGGCCACCTGGTGGGCGGCCCACCCGGCGCTGGGTGACACGATCGCGGAGGCGGCCATAGCCGCCGAGCTCGCCCGTACCTCCGATATAGCCGCCTTCGAGCGTTCCATTCTGAATGTGTGGCCGAGGCCCCGCGACCTGGCCGGCCTGGCTTTCAGTTTGGAGCGGTGGGCCGGGCTGGGCGACCTCGAATCCCGGGGGCCGGTGGTTGCTATCGGATTTGACGTGGCTGGGGATAGGTCATATGCGGCCATAGCCACCGCCGCCTCTGTCGACGGGCGGGCGGTGGTGGAGGTGGCCGACTACCGCACCGGCACCGTGTGGGTGGACGCCGCCATCCGCGACCTCATGCGCGCTCATCCGGGAGTACCGGTGGTGTGTGACGCCCGGGCCGCCGGCACCATCGCGGACCGCCTCGAGCTCGGCGGCGCCGAGATACTGCGCACCGGGAGCGCCCAGATGGCGAGCGCGTGCGCCGACCTGGTGGATCAGGTGAATACCGGTTCGATCGCCCACCGGGCCCAGGCGGTACTAGATGAGTGTTTGGCGGTGGCCGGCCGCCGGGCCCTGGGCGACGGGTTCGCATGGTCTAGGAAAGCGTCGGCGGGGGATATTTCCCCGCTGGTGGCCGTCACCCTGGCCGCCTGGGCGGCCCGCACCCGGCCCACCCTGCCCCCGCCGATCATCGCTGTCGCACCCCGACGCTAAGAGCGACCCTACGTGTCGGTAACTTCCCTGGACGTGGCCGGCAAGTTACGTCAATGTGCTTCATGTGAGGAAACGGGCCGCGCTGGCCGAACTGAGGGCCCGGGTGGCCGAGCTCGAGGCCGGCCCCGGCCCCCTGGCCCAGATGGGCCCCAACGCGGCGGCCCGGCCCCGCCCCTCCGACATTTTCGGTGGCGGCTGGTTGGGCGGATCATTGGGGGCGATCGACCGCGACGCCGCTATGTCGGTGCCCACCTTGGCCTATATCCGCCACCAGTTGGCCGGCGGGGTGGCCTCCATGCCCCTGCTCCGCTACCGGCGGGCCCCGCTCGGGGAGGATGACACCCAGATAGACCCGGGGTGGTGCGCCGAACCGGACCCGGCCCCCGGTATCGCCTCGTCGGTGTTCTGGGCGTGGTGCATTGACGACCTGTTCTTTAACGGGCGGTGCACGCTGGTGGTATTGGCCCGCGACGCCGCCGGTTTCCCCGTCGCCTTCCGGCGGGTGCTGCCCGGCCAGATCACCTACGACCCCACCACCCTGGCCTGGGGGACGTTCTGGCCGGCCCATGTCACCTACATGGGCGTCGAGGTGCCGGGCTCCGACCTGGTCGTCATCTCCGGGCCGTCGGAAGGGATATGCAACTACGGGGCCGCCGTCATCCAGGCCGCCCTCGACTTGGAGGCCCACGCCGCCACCTCGGCCGCCGAGCCCATGCCCAACATTGATCTTCACCAGACTTCCGGGGAGCCGTTGTCGCAAACCGCGGCCGATGACCTGATCGCCCGCTGGCAGATCGCCCGGGCCCAGGGCGCCACCGCTTACACCCCCCAAAACTTGGAGGCCCGGGCGGTGGGCGGGTGGTCGAACGCCGATCAGGAAATGGTGGCCGGCCGCCAGTACCAGGCCACCCAGTTGGCCCGCCTGGCCGGTGTCAACCCGACGCTGGTGTCGGCCGCCACCGGTTCGAGCTCGTCCTACGTGTACACCAACCAGGCCGATTACCGCCAAGCCTTCCTTGATGACGTGTTGGACACCTACCTCCGGGCCATAGAGGGCCGCCTGTCGGCCACCGACGTGACCCCCCGGGGCCAGTACGTGGAGTTCGACCGCGACGCCTTCACCCGCATGCCCCTGGCCCAACGGGTGCAGGTGTTCGTGGGCGCGCTGCGGGGCGGGGCCACCCCCGAGGTGGTCGACGCCCTGGCCGAGGCCATGGACCTCGACTTCCAAGTACCCACCCCGTCCGGAGGATCATCCTGATGCTGTTGCGTACCACCGCCCCGCCCTCCGGGTTGCAGGCCGACGCCGCCCGGCGCACCATCGCCGGCCTGGTCGTCCCCTGGGGGGTGTACGCCACCGTGTCCACCGGCCAGACGGTGGCCTTTACCCGCGGTTCGCTCACCCTGGGCGAACGATCCAAAATGGTGCTCGACCACGACCCGGGCCGCCCGGTCGGGGTGTACCAGTCATCCGCGGATACCGCCGAGGGGCTGGTGGCCACCTACCGGGTGCCTGAAGGGCCCGCCGGTGACGCCGTGTTGGCCGAGGCCGGCGCCGGGCTCCGCGACGGGCTGTCGGTGGCCGCCGATATCGACCAGGCCGAAGACACCGACGCCGGCCTGTTGGTCCACGCCGCCCGGGGCCGCCACGTCGCCCTCCTATCCGAACCCGCGTTCGATACCGCCCGCGTTTCCACTGTCACCGCATCCGCTACCGGAGGAACCCCCATGCCCGATACCGCCACCCCCGCCCCTACGGCCCCCGAGGCCGCCCAGGGGGCCGCCACACCGCCCGCCCCGGTGTTCGCGCCGGCCCCGGCGGTGGAGGCCGCTGCGGTCACTGTGCCCACCCTGGCGGGCCTGGCCGCGGCGGCCGCTCACCCGGTGCCGGCCGTCCGGGTCCGTGACCCCTACCCCTACGCCCAGCCCCTCGAGCTCGGCGGCCCCAGCTTTGTGCGCGACGCCTGGGCGTCCATGGAGAACCCCGGTTCGGTGGAGGCGGAGCGGTGGCGGCGCGGTCAGGCCATGGCCGCCGACCCGGCGTTCGTGATGGCCGGCATGGCCCGCATGTCGTCGGCCCCGCCCGACGTGGCCGCCGCCACCGGCACCACCGTGACCGAACCGGCGCTCACCCCCCACCGGTGGCTACCGGAACGCTACGTCCCCCTGCGGGGGGCCAAGGCCCCCCTGTATACCGCCCTGACCAAGCTAGGCACCCCCGACTTCAACACCCTCGAGCTCCCCCGCACGGCCACCGAAACCGGTTTGGCCGGCACCGCCGCCGATGAGGTGACCCCCGTCGCCCCCGGCACCATCACCACCATTAACGACACGGTGACGATAAACGAGGTGGAGGGCTCCTACCTGCTGTCCCGCAAACTGCTCATGTCGTCTAACCCTCAGATCGACCGTATCGCCCTCGACGCCCTGGACCGGGCGTGGTTGGCCGAGGTGGAAAAGGAGGCGGTCACCTACTTTGTGGGCGGCGCCTCCGTCCACACCGCGGTGAACGCCACCTACGCGGATGGCATCACCTACACCAACGCGCTGCGGGCCAACTTCGCCAACATGGCCGCCGGCACCCTCTACGGGGCCACCGTGGTCATCCCCGCCTCCAAGGAATACATCGCCGCCGCGGTAGCGAACGATTCCACCGGGCGGGCCCTGCTCCCCTACGGCCCCCAAGTCAACGCGTCGGGCGATTCGGCCGCCGGCTACGCGTCGGTGTCAGTGCAGGGGGTGCCGTTGCTGCCCGGCCCGTACATGACCGCCAACCACACCCTCATCCTCGACCAGTCCATCGACTCGGCCATCGTGTGGGCCACCCCGGTCATGGACTTCCGCCTGGAATGGACCACCGACGCGACCACCGGCGGAAACGTCAAGGTGCTCAAGCTGGTCAAGTACTCCGGTGTCGGGTTCTGGTCGCAGTACCCCGGCGGGGTGGTTCTGGTCACCAACACCACCCCCCTCGCCCTCGACGCCCTGACCGCCCCCGGCAACGACCCCGAGGCCAAGGCCAAGAAGTAATGGCCGGCTGGCCCACCGACGCCGAACTAGCCGACGAACTCGGCCTGGCCGTGGCCGGCGCCTTCTCCGACGACACCCGCATCACCTCGGCCAACGCCGCCGCCATCGCGGATGCCATCAATACCCTCGGCCTGCTCGATCCTGCCCCATTGCGGGCCCAGGCGGCCCGGGCGGCCCGGGCGGCCCTCGGCCCTAACCCCCTGGCCGATATCACCGCCCCCGACCTGGACGACGGCCAGTTCAAGGCGGTGCTGGGCCTGGGGGTGTGGTGGTACGAGGTACGTAACCGCCCCGAGGGCCTCGACTCGCTCAACCCGGTGGCCTCCCCCTACCAGCGCCGCACCATGTTGCAGATATTGGCCCGGGGAAAGCTGGCGGTGGGATGATCGCGGAGGCCCTCATCGCCCTGGCCGTCGCCCTCGAGGCCGAAGGGCTGCGGGTGGCTATCCGCTCCGGTGACCTGACCCCGCCCTGTGTATATGTGCAGATCGGCGGGGCCACCGACACCGAGGTGGTGCTGGCCGGCGGCCTGGTGTCCACCTTCTGGGTGTACTGGGTGCCGGTGCGGGGTGTGGAAAACCTGACCGCCGACGCCGCCGCCCTCGACGCCATGTTCGCCGCCCTGTCGCCCATATCGGCGGCCGCCCTCACCGTCACCCGTACCAGCCTGACCGTGTCCAATGACACCTGGCCGGCCTACCGGGCAGACGCCCAGATTCTCGCTATCCCCACCACCTTGGAGGCCCTCGCATGACCACCGTCGTACAGAAACTGAAGGGCACCCTGCTACTCGGCACCGCCGCCCCGCCCACCGGGGTGGCTATGGAGGCCCAGGTGATCAAGGTGGGCATCCCCCAGACGGTGACCCGCGACTCCCCGGTCACGGTGCTCACCGGCGACCTGATCCAGGCGGCCGCCACCTACTCGTGGTCCCTGACCGGTGAGGCCCTGCTGGACCTGTCCAACAAGACGGGCATGTTCTATTTCGTGCGCTCCAACCAGGGCACCACCATGCCGTTCACGTTCTGCCCGGTGGGCGCCACCGCCGGGCCGACCATCACCGGCCAGGTGATCGTGGACGGGTGGAACACCGAGGAGCTCGCCTCCGGCTCCAACATGGTGTCCAAGTTCGATTGGCCCATCCAAGGCCAGATCACTATCACCCCCCAAACCCTGATGGCCGACGACGAGGCCGCCGCCGACGATGCCTGATTCGGCCTTGGAGGTGCGCACCCCGAACCTGGCCGCTTTCAACGCCGCCCTGGCCGGCCTGGCCGCCGACCTGGGCGACCTGGGCGCACCGGTGGCCTCGGTGGCCCGTTCCACGGTGGCGGCCGCCGCCGCCGCCTCCCCCCGCCTGTCGGGGGCGATGGCCGGCGCCCACCGGGCCGGGCCGGGGGTGCATAAGGGGGCGGCCATGATCACCGTGGCCACCGTTTACGCCGCCCCCCAGCATTGGGGGTGGCGGGCCCATGGCATCGCCCGGAAACCGTGGATCGTGGGGTTCTGGCGGCGCGACGCCGGGTGGCCGGCCAAGTTCACCCAGGACTTGCAGGCCATCATCGACAAAGAGGCGGCCCGGACGTGACCGACACCCAGGCGGAGATCAACGCCCTGCTGGCCGAATACGGCGAACCGGACGTGGAGCTCGAGGAATGGGAGCTCCCCTGGTTTGATACCCGCGTCGCGTTGGAGGATGGCCGCCGGTTCAAGGTCCACGCCGATCAACGCGACCAGCGCCGGGCGTTGGAGGTGCTCGGTATCGAATCGCCTCAGGTGTCCAACGCCATCGCCTACGCCACCGCCGTGTCGTGGGCCTACCTGACCCGAAAGGGCCAGGTGTCCGACACCTGGGCGGCCTTCGATGCCGGGTGCGCGTTCGTGCAGATGCAAGAGGTCAAGACGGTGGACCCTACCGGGACGGCTGGGGAGCTCTGATCGGCGCCTTGGCCGTGCGCTGCGGTATCGCCCCCTCCGTACTCTGGGAGCAGGACCCCCGCGACCTGGCCACCATGGTTTGGGTGCTGTACGCCGCCAACCCCGACGACGGGGGGTGAGCGGTGGCTAAGGCCGCCCAACTCGAAATAGAGATACTGGCCCACGCCGAAAAGGCCATCGCGGAGATGGACAAGGTAAAGGGCTCGGCCGGCAAGAGTTTCGATGGGATGAAGGCGGCCGCCCTGGGCGCCGGGCTGGCCGTGGCCGGCGCCCTGGTCAAGGCCACCGAGGCGGCCGCCGACCACCAAACCCATGTGGCCAAACTGGAGCAGGCCTACGCCAACGCCGGGCTGCCGGTGTCTCAGATGAAACACTCCCTAGAAGAGGTGGAGGCCGCCTCCCGGCGCACCGGTCAGTCCACCGATGAGAACGTGGACGCCTTCACCAAACTGGTGACCGCCACCAAGGACACCAAGAAGGCCAACGAAGAGCTCGCGGTGGCCCAGGACTTGGCCGCTTTCAAGGGGGTGTCGGTGTCCGATGCCGCCACCGCCATCATCAAAGCGTCCCAGGGTTCCACCAAAGCCCTGAAGGCGATGGGGATTGCCACTACCGACGCGGCCGGCAACCAGTTGGACGCCACCCACATCATGGACAACCTGACCGCGGCGGTGCACGGCCAGGCCGACGCCTACGGCCAAACCGCCGAAGGCGGCCTCAAACGGTTCCACGAGTCCACCGAGCAACTCCAGGTGGCCTTGGGTTCGGCCCTGCTCCCCGCCCTCCAATCCATCATCAACGCGTTGATGCCGCTGTTCACCTGGCTGTCCCAGAACCAGGGAATCATCTCCACCTTGCTGCCCGTGGTGGCCGGCCTCGGCGGGGTGATCTTCGCGGTGGTGGAGGCGGTCAAGATATGGACGGCGGTGCAAACCGCCCTGGACGTGGTACTGAACGCCAACCCCATCGGCCTGATCATCGTGGCCGTGGCCGCCCTGACCGCCGGGGTGATCTACGCCTACAACCACTTCCAACCCTTCCACGACGCCATCCAATCGGTGTGGGAGGCCCTCAAGGCGGTGGGCGCCTGGATCATGGGCAACTGGAAGTTGATAGTGGACGTACTGCTGGGCCCGGTCGGCCTGATCCTCACCCACCTGGACCAGGTAAAACAGGTCATTGACGACATCATCGGCGCCCTGAAGGCCATCGGTAAGGCCGCCTCCGACGCCTTCGGCTGGCTGGGCAAGGTGGCCAACGTGGGCGGGGGCATAGGCAAGGCCATAGGGTCGCTCAACCCCTTCGCGGCGTCCGCCTCGAGCTCGGCCACCCCGGTGCAGATCACCGTTTACGCCACCCCCGGCGACTCGCTGCCCGAAGTGGTCTATGACGCGCTGCGGTCCTACCAGCGCCGCCATGCCCGCGCCGAGCTCCGATCCATGTTCGGCTAATGGCCAACACCCTTACCGGGGTTTCCCCGTCCCACGGCCCCCAAACCGGTGGGACCACCCTGACGGTGACCGGCACCGGGCTGGACACGGTGGCCGCCAACATTTACCTCCGGTTTGCCGATCACACCACCATGAATAGCCCGGCCACCTCCCAGGCGGCCGGCCAGATCACCGCCGTCACCAAGGACATGTCGGCTAAGCCGGCGGGGCCGGCCGACGTGGGCGTTTTCGATAACGCCGCCTCCGCTTACACCTGGCGGCTCGGCGCGTTCACCGTGGACGCCCCCACGTTTACGCCCGGGGTATGGGACGGCCCGGCATGGGACGGGGCCGGGTGGCAGGCCGCCCAATTCGCCCCCGGCGCCGGGTGGGGATTCGACTGGCAGGTTTGGTACCAGTACCAGGGGGCGGTGGGCTGGGATATGACCGCCTCGGTGGTGGAGGCCCGGTGGACCACCGACGCCCACACCACCGGCGACGGCTCCTTCCGGGGCGACCTCCAACCCGGGAGCCTGCAACTCCAGGTGCACGACGCCGGCCACCGGGCCGAAACCCTTTCCAAGCTGGGCACCATCTGGTTGCGGTACCTGCCGGCCAACATGGTGTGGGGGTTCTACCTCGACACCGTCACCCGCCAACTGGTCGCCCCGTCCGACCCGACCGCGGCCGACGTGGTCATCCAGGGCTCGGCATGGCCGCTGCGGTTGACCACCGATTGCCTGCACTCTTTCACCCGGCCGGCGGAGCGGGCCGACACCCGGCTGACCGCCCTGGCCGCCTGGCTGTCCAACAACACCGACCTGGCCTCGCCGGTCTACACCGCCGCGGTGGCCGCCGATTCCCATGTGGCCCCCGCGGTGGTGGCGGTGCCCACCTGGGGCACCTACCCCTCGGCCCTGTCGGTGCTACGCCAGGCCGCCGCTGACGGGGTGGGGTGGGTGTCGGCATCGGTGGACGGGGCCGGCCTCGGCCGCTTCCAGATCAACTACGCCCGCTGGGAGACGGCCCCGCCCCGCGACCTGGTCGCCTCCGACGTGGTCGCCGGTATCCCCTACGACAGTTCCATGGATTCGGTCATCTCGGCGGTGGAGTGGACCGGCATGAAGGGCGACGGCACCACCATCGTCAACGCCGCCTCCGGGTCCAAGGTTTACAACTACGGGTTCGTGAAAGCATCCATGCGGGTGCTGGCCGACCTGGGCGTGGGCACCGCCGACCAGTCAGCGGTCAACTACACCGGCCTCAACCTCATCAACACCCATTCCGATCCCACCCCCGCCCAGTTGTCCACCGTGTCTTGTACCTCCGGGGCCCGGTCCACC